CGCACCTCAAGGAATGGACGGCACCCCTGCTCCTCTTTCTTATTTAGACCGCATGGATTTGTTTAGGAGAGACTTGGTGTCTCTCTTTGCAAACCCACAGGATCTTGGTACGTGAGTCTCTCCAAAGAGACCCATGTCCACCCCAGTTTTACCAGATGGGGAACTGTATAGCGGTCAGGTCCGCTCGGCTTTTGATGTTGAAACCCAAAGGGATCTGGAGGACCCCCTCGAGTAACAAAGGCATCAAGAAGCCCGGACCACCCTTCCTTCAGGACTGTATTTAGCCCTGGCCGACACATTGGGATTCTAATCTCCTGGCGTTGATACGCTTTGTTAAAGCGTATCTTAAACGCCGAGCGGAGGTAGTCCATCTGTGTGGCTGCGTCCAAATACGGTTCGTAGTAAGCAAAGGGAATATCCCTGCTTGTTCTCGTAACCGGGACTGGGAAGGGTATTTTATCGGTTATCGCGTTCTGCAGATAGTCTGCAGTGAGCGTATAGCCCTTACCACGGAGGTTATTAACATAACCAACCAATGATAAGCATGCCGCTGGAGATGGTAGAGCACTCATAAGTGTCTTTACACGGGTAGGGGTGACGTCACTAAATTTAAAGGCGTCCATCCCGCATGATTCTCTGAAGAATCGTCCTGTGCAACACTTAGACTCATTGACTGCTAAAAAGCAATCAGTGTAAGTCTGCTTGATGCTCTCATAGCTGTCCCCATGGACAACTATGTCGTCTCCGTAAACGTACACCGGGGGGAGCGTTAACATATCTCGCTGCCTCCTGATGCGTTTAAGTGTGCCCACTGCAAGGGCCCAGAATATCAACGCCTCGATTGGGAAACAGATTCCTGATCCCATTGGCGCGAACTTCCTGAGCTCTATACAGCTGCCATCTGGCAGGCGAGTCACCTCACTCCTACACGCGTCCAATTTCTCGAACACGTGACGGGGAAGCAACTTCTTCGCCAACCAAGACGAGACACGATCTGAGGCATCCTTCAGGTCCATTGTTACCATAGGACCATCAAAGGAATTCTCGAGCGCAAGCCGTCGGTTTACCTCCTGGTTCGTGAAGTTCACGTAACCGCAGGTAGGCGAAGAGGGTCTCTCCATTAAGGAGTACAAATCCCTCATCACACCCTGCTGGATCCACTGTAGTTCCAGCGGCTCCATGGAAATAATCCTGGGCCCTCTACTGTCTTTTGGCACTAAGGCGACTTTAGCCTCAGGTGTATGGATGGTATCCATAGCCTCAAGACGGTGTAGATCATCACACAGGTGCCCGTAGCAAGCAAAGAAGTAGTCTGAATAAGACCACTCCTTATCAAGCTTTGGGTAGTACCGAGAGAAGTTATACTTCTCCCATGGTTTTTCTCCTGTGGCGACAGCGCCGGGACCATGTCTTGGGACTGCGCTTAAGGGTGAATAATCCTTAAGCACGTACCAGATAGCCATCCGAGCACTCTCCAGTGCTCGAGTGGTTTCAAGTGAGATGATAGGGTTATCATCCACTAGTGGTAAACAAGCGTCTATATCTACGAAGTTTCGTAGTACTTTCGCTTCCACTTCTGGTTCGTAAGGCAGTTCCAGCTTGTAAAACAGGAAACAAACCTGTCGTACAGCACGTACGGCTTCAATCTGGGCTTCCTGCCCAGAAATTGCAACCATCCCGCTGTCATCAAAGATCCTCTTCCACAGTGAACCCAAAAATACGGGCAACTGTGGGGACCGCGCCGACAATTTGAAGGCGTGGTCCGTAGGAAGAGGAATACAGCTGCTAAGTGCCTGATCTAGGCACTTACCGAGCTGAGGCAAAGTCTTCGTGAAGAAGCCAATGCCCTCTGTGGCAGCACGACGCCGGACGGTGGAAATATCCATCTCCAGCGACGAGGACCCTAGGAGGTCACAACGGAAGCCAATGTCTCGCAAGAGCTGGACGAGCATTCCTGTCAAAAATTCAACAGGATCTTGCTCGGGCTTTTCAGGTTTCCGCTTCATTGCGGTTTCCTTTCCGACCCCAACATTTGATGCAGACCCAGACGAGACGAACAGTTCATGGAGGTTGAACCCTAGTTAAAACTAGGATTCACCGTTGAGCCAGCGATCGAAGAAGACGGTCTGGTCACTATCAAAAGCGACCGTTCCAGAACTTCCGCAAAAGAGGCCAACGAACTGTTCCCAGAGGTCAGTCAACTGCGCTGCGGTAACACCGCTTTGCGGTATGTCTGCCACTGCGTAGATGGAGATCGGGCGATTCGGGTTCTCCACCGAGTCCTCGACAACGTACGACTCGAGTCGTACAAGATGCCGATTGCGTTTCAGCGATCCCGATCCCGCAATTGAATGCGAGATCTTAAGGACCTTAGGCTCACCGTCACTCGCAGAGAAATTTCTCCGAGTGGTGGAATTCGCCAAAAGGCTCGTGATGGCAAAGTCATTATCGACCGCGCCACCCGAAGGAACCAGCTGATTCGCAGCCATAGGGTCTGCATACATAAGGGGTCTCCCTTCACAACCTTTTAACAGGTTGCGATGTTTTGATTTCTACGCCACAATGGTGTAGAGTTGCGGGTATGCTCACGGGATGTGAACACTCCCTATCCAAACAGGGCTCCGACCGTCACCCATTGCTTCCCACTTGGGAAAGTCAAATTGGGCAACAAACCAAGAGCCGAAGGATCCGGTACACCCGGAACCCTATAGTAACAGTCAGTAACTTGATTAAGGTTACCTCCTGTTATGTGGGGAGTCCAGTTGGGCGCTTCGTTAATAATCGAGTCTGGAAGTATTAATGTATCCAGTTGCTCGATTTTGGCTTTGCGCTCTAGCCGATAGTTAATACTACGGCAATAGTCGTAAACGACTACCTGGACGGGAACGTTCGTATCATCGAACTGTTCCAACCATGGACCGATCTTTAGGAAGTAATCCACGACGAACGAAAATGGAATGACTTCCCAGACGTCAGAGACGCTGGGATTCACTCCGTACATATCGAGTACCGCCAATAGTGGCATGAATAGCGAGTCCATATTTGGAATCGCATATTCGTAGTCGATAGTCGCGTGGAACTTAATCTCAGGCATCTCGGTGTACAGGGTTCCCCCCATGGCCACATAACTAAATAGGCCATCGGCGAACTCCCATTCACTACCCGATGAGTCAAAAACTAGACTCACCGGCTGGTCTGAGAAAAAGTCTTCCGTTTGGAAGGTCAGAGGGGAAAGTGCCTTCTGAAAGTGAAGTGTTCGGCGTACTCCTGCATTCTTTACAAAGTCCATATACTTCTTTCGGACTGAGAAAGTAATGCGCAGCAGCTTCTTAACGTCACTAAAGAAGGGTAACCAGCTCAAATTAGCTGATAGCCAGGAGGACTTGAGAATTTCCTTCGCTGTGAGGTCAAAGAAACCCTCGACAATGTCGAGCAAGTGTCCGAATATACGAAACACCTGCTGCCACATCATCTTGAGTTCGATGATCTCAAATATAAACACAGGTAATGAAAACCCTGTGTCCAACGAAGGCAACAAGGCCTCCAAAGCCAAGCGGTCCAAGTCGTTTATCTTCGTGATAAATAACTCAGAACCAATCGGTAGATAGGGATCAATCCCATTCATACCGAATGCTTGGCTCAGCCCGAAGGGCTCCACCCCAACAAACCGCAGACTGTTGTCATAGTGCACTTCTTTGAATTCATAGTGCCCTAGACGACAGTCGGGTCTCCTTCCCTCAGTGACAACTTTACGTTGTTCTTTGAGGAGGATAGTGGTTTGGGATGGATCAATACCCTGTAACAAGTGGTAGCACCTCTGCATTGGCCAGACTTTTCTTCTAACCTTCTTGCCAGCTTTGTTCTTTACGAACTTACTGCAATTACGGTAGGAGATCAGCTCAAAGCCTCTTGCATAGGTAGCAGGGGTCTCTTCCGAGACCTCGACATTTGCCTCGTGGAACGGATAATATTCGTCCGCCATTTGGCACTCTTCCAGGTACTTCCACACGACGATATTTCTGTCGTGTCGTTCGCACTGGAGAGGGACCCTATCGGCCCATGTCACCCTTGTTTTCGTAGGCAAGCTTCCGCCTCCTATGGTTGAGAGGACCCCCCCACGGGGTCC